TTATTTTCCAAAATGGAAAAATCCTTTTTTCTCATAAGGTTCACTCTTGTAGGAAACGAGTTCGTAACCAATCTCTTTGATCTCTTTTTTTGCCCAAGGAATGTCGATCTCATTATCACTGATAATCACTGTTTCTCCGTCTTTCGCAGAGGATGTTACCTTTTTTACCTGAAAATTTTTGCGGATCAGATCATTCATATGGGACTCACACATACCGCACATCATGCCGTCGATTTTTAATGTTGTTTTTATCATAGCATTCACCTTTTCCTGATTTGCAATTACGAAATCCATTGTGGAAACATACTTTAATAAAAATGGATTTCTGAAAACATCTTCAATATATACCCATGTGGGGTATTCGTCAATTTTGTTTTGCTATAATGATATTTCTTCTCAATACACGGTTTTCAAACCTATCCATTCTAATATGTGGGGCTTTCAAAGTGGGGATACGAACTACTCAATGCCCTAATGTTTTTGCCAACAACATTATGTCCACCTGCTGCCACACGAGATTCTATTCTGGCAATATTAATTAGTATATTTACCAACTTTATCAAAAAAAGTTGTTATTGTACTTTTTCCCGATCCATTTGGTCCAGCTAATACAAGAATCATTGGTTTTCTATTCTGCATACTTTCTTTCCCCATTTGCATACTCTACATAAGCTCGCTTTTTTCTTTATCATAACCCGCAATAGGTTTCTTACAAATCTTAGCCTTTTTTATCGCTGCCTTAACAGCTTCAACCGCTCTTTCGTCCATTTCAGTATCTGATTCTGCCAATGTACTTTTCTCTTCTTCTCTGGATACAACTTTTATAATTCTACCACTCTTTGTGCTTACCGTTGTCATATAATCATCTCTCCATTCTAATTAATACAAAAATATCTTTTCAATTCTACTTAATACTTAACTATTTTTATATATTCTATCATAATTTATTAAAAAAACACCTCGGAACCGAAATTCCGAGGTGTAACATACTTTTCTGAAACGCCATAAGACGCTTTGGATTGTAAATATTATCTCTTTGATAATTTACAGTATTGATAAATAAGGCTTTTATGACCTTTTGTGTCATGTAAGTGTAATGTTCAACGCTATAAAGTTATCCTATATTATTTATTCAAAGCATTATACCCTTAGATTTCAAATATATCTGAATTGCATTGAACACCAACTGAATTATCACATCAAGCCCCTTGTCAGCTGCCATCCCATCAGTCGGCTTTGATTCCTGCATTATCTTCAATATTTCCTTCTGAACAATAATAGAATCTTCTGCTGAACCAAACATATTGTTCAGCACCTGCTTAATATATTCATTCTGTTCTTTCAGCATAGCAATGTAATCATTCTGATTATGTATAACAGTTTTCAAATCATCCTTCATTTCAGCAGTGTTTCTTGCTGTTTCTATATTAGCTTGCCTTTCCTCTTCCTTTGCCTGATTTGCCAACCGCATACTTGCAATCATTGCATTTTGATTTGCTTGCAAAGATTCCTGAATTCCATCTAGCATTGAAACTGTAGGTGATAAATCTAATCCTTTTATTTCCATAATACACACCCCATCAAATATATAAAAATTAAATTTTGATACACATTTCTTTATATTATATCAAGAAATATGTTCTTGAACAGCCCCTAAAATAATGATATCATATTTATGTGACACAATAAGATTTTAGATTCCAAGACTTATGAACAGCTGTTAAGATGGCAAGTCCCCAAATGCTACTTCAAAGATATTGCAGTGGTTGAAAGACACAGTATCACCTTTAAGGATGGCAAGGTTTGGAAATTCAATTCTGTGAATGAATTAAGGTATATGTGGAAATTATCAAAGGAAGGTTGAAACACCTTCCTTTTTTATATCTTCCGTAACGCTGAAACCCCTGATTTTATCAGCTTTTCAGCCTGTTTGAAATGTGTTACGGAAGACACAGCTTTGTGCAAAACACCATATTGTGTCATATATGTGTCATATAAGTGTTATAGACACCGATATGCAAGGGCAGGTAGGGGAATTGAACTATTGAAAAAACCCCGGAAAATAAGCATTTCCGGGGTCTGTAAATTCTCTTGAATTATCTCTTTGATAACTTCAACACCCCTTAAACATTGAATTTATAGGCACTTTGTAAGCAACCAGTAAGAAGTTCAGTTATCAGTCATATTGAACAACACTGAACCATTAAAACAACTTATTTACTTCTGCCTGAACTGCATTAGGGTCATAACCCGCTGCTTTCAGTCTTTCCATTCTTGTGCTTCCAGTTCCCCAAGAACTCCACCTTGAATCAGAACAAGTACCACTGTAAATTTCTTTTGCAATTTCTGCATTAGATTTCCTTGAAGGTGTTGCAACCACCGCCTGACCGACCTGTGTGGTGATGAACGCATCAAAACCTGATGCTTTTACCTTGGCAAGCATTGCATCAGCGTTTGACTTCACACTGTATGCACCAACCTGAACCTTGTACATTCCATTCACCTGAACCATATAAGTATCATAGCCCGCTGCTTTTACTTTTGCAAGCATACGGTCAGCATTGTCCTTGTTGCTGAATGCACCCACCTGAACATGGTATAATGTACCTGATGCATTGGATTGTGGTTGAAGTCTTGCAGTAACCTTTGCAGCAAGGTCACCAAGTCTTGAATATAACCAGTCACCCGGACAAGACTTGTTTGCAAACCATCTGTGAATAGTCAGAAGCATTTCATTGCTTGCCGGATTGTATGCAAGTGCTGTGTTCTTGTCCTCAATCCAAATCAGCTTGTTCTTTCCGTTACGCTTACAGATGTCAACACAAAGGTCAATCAGCTTTGCATATACCTTGTCATTCATGGTGTATGGATGCACCTTGTCAGATGCACATTCAATAGTTACCGCCCTTTGGTCATTGGCATTGGATGAAGAACACCAACTTCTGAATGATTCATCAACAATTAGACACACATCACCTTCTGTTCCAATTCCATAGTTACAAGATGCATCCCCTCCCTGTGGGAAACATCCACCAATGCCTTTTGCAGTCAACTGACCCACCACACAATGTGGTGTGATGCGGTCAATGCAATGTGTTCTTACACCGCTGTGGTTAGGACTTAACACGGTGCAGTTCACTAAACCTGAATTACTCATATTATTCCTCACTTTCTACTTCCGGGATGCCACCAATGGAAGTTAAAACACTGACAATACCCGCAACTGCTGCGGATGAAAGCACAATCTTCCAGTCAACCGCTGAAATAACTGCACTTGTACCAATCACTGCAACTGCGGTCTGTGCCATAGTTTTCACTGCTCTGACAGCAGCAGCCTTTACCCATTTCTGTGTACTAACACTTGGTTTGAATACTGAATTTTTGAACATATCGAATACCTACCTTCCTAATCTCTTTTTTCTTTACCTTCCAAAGCATCCAATCTGTGATGTGCTGATTTTGTGGACTGTTCCACCACAACAACCCTTTCACGTAAATCCTGAATGTCTGCCCTGATGTTCTTCATATCAGACTTGATTTCTGTGACACCTGTACCAATGTTTTCAAGTTTCACAATCACCGTTGTAAGTTCTGATGCATCTTTCTTGTCATCACTTGCCTTGTTGCGTTTCATCCCGGTGATACCCTGATAAATGCTAAAGGCAAGTGACATACCTGAAATCAATAACGCAATTTCAATAGTCATAGTCACCTTCCTTTACACAAAAACAACCGCCTATGACCTCATATAACAGTCATATAGCGGTTGTTTTTGTATCTGTGATAATTTGCTTGTGTATACCTTTTTACTGTGCCAGTTCGCCACAATCAAGGTCAATCAGTACCTGTTTCACCTGTTCCTTGATTCTTTCAGGAACATCAGCAAAATCTTTCTTGCCTTTAATGATTAAAAGTGCATATACCATTGCCATAGTTTCCACATCCTTTCTGAATAAAATTTTTATGATGAACTGAATGAACATCAGTTATCACCTTCTGCCAGTTCCGGGTAACCCATTTCAATCAGCACTTCTTTGACCTGTGCTTTGATTTTTTCAGGGACATCATTGATTGTCTTTACACCCTTGATGATAAGGCTTGCATATACTTTTGCCATTGTCCTTCACCCCTTTCTTAACCCATCATTTCATAAACTTCTGCAAGACCCAACTGGGTACTTGTGATTTCTGATTCCAGTGATGCATTCTTGTCATCAATCATCTTGATGTATTCATCCTTGGAATACTGGGTCAGGTCATATTCATAACCAGTGAACCCCGGCTGTTCATCTGTCCCGGCTTCTGTGACCGGGGTGATGTTCTCTGCAATCCAAACTGAATAGTCATCAATGACCTTCTGTTCAGGCTGCTTTGTACTGCGTACTTTTCCGTACTCTTTCATGCTTTTTACCACCTTTCTTGATATGATCTTTATAGTACCTATCAGCATAAGGCTGAATTGGTTCAATATATTTTTCAGATAATCGGCTGCTATCACAATATTTCAACCAACCCTTATAGGAATTGATTGCACACCATTCTGAATAGTTCATTTCCTGACCGCTTTCAATCTTCTTCCTGATTGCGGTCATTTTCCGTTCAAATTCCTGACAGGTTGATTTTCTCAACAGGGTATAGTCTTTGAAAATTCTGTACCCAACAAAAATCAACACCTCTGATGAATGAAGGAAATATCTGATAATTGCCTTTTATTCTCAAATTCAATTTTGATTTCAGGTATTCATCCATTTCTGCAAGCAACTGATGCAGTTCTTCTTTGGTACTTGCAAAAATACACATATCATCCATGTATCTGTAATAATGCTTTACGTGCTTGACCTCTTTCATCCAGTGGTCAAATTCTCCAAGATAGAAATTACCGTCATATTGTGAAAAGTAGTTCCCTATGGGAATACCCACACCATCAATGAACTGTTCACCCTTGTAGTTGGTGACAATCCGTATATCAAGCCCTTGGGACTTGTAAAAATCAATATTTTCATCT